TGGAGCTTTTCTAAACTCATTAAAGTATTTACTTATCTTTGTAGATAACCATTTGTTAGCATCTGAATCAAAATACTTAGGTTCTAATATGTCGCTAATAGTTTGTATAAATTTGTTGTCTGATAATAGTGATGATATTATCTTAGATTGAAATGTCGGGCCAAATTGATTAAAATTTTCACTCACCATATAACTCTTTTCTTTGTTTTTCTTTTATTTCCATTTGTTTTTTTCTACGATATCTCTCACGAGCTTTTGCTTGAAGAGTTGCTCTATTTCTGTAGTAGTATTCCATAGACCATTTTCTCTGAGCAACTTTCTTTTCTTCTTCTGAGTTATATTTTTTTTGTCTACCCATGTGTCTTCTCTGCCATTTGATTTAGTGTGGCAAAACATTGAACCAACCAACTATCCATATTCGGAAGTGTGGCAAACAACCTGTCCTCTATGAATCTTTTTTGAAATTTTAGTTTGTTTAGTTTGTTGATAGGTTCACGAATTTTATCAAGTATCTTCATCTTAGCTGAAGCACTAATGTCCACTTCATCCAATTGCATTAGTGTGTAATTTCGTTTCAATAACTCCTCATTCTCTTTGAGTTTTTCGTCTTCATTAATTATGTCATCTATATTAAGTATATTGTCTTCGAGCAAAAGTGGTAATTTTTTTTGAATAGTTTTCAATCCCCAACCACGAACTCCATCTATGTTATCAGATTTATCTCCATCAATAGACCTATACACAGCAAAGTTATGAGATGGTATTCCATAATCTTCTAAAACCTTTGGTGGGTCGTATAGTTTCTTTTTTGTAGGAGACCAAACTGAAACTCTGTGATTTACTAATTGAAGAAAGTCTTTATCGGTTGACATCAAAACTATCTTAGAGGTCTTAAGTATTTGTTTTGTTATGTAAGCCATCGTATCATCAGCTTCAATATCTTCAATCGTAATTGGAGTGACAGGTAAATATTCTAAGTAGTCAATAACTCTAGTTAACTGTATAATCATAGATTGATGTTCATCTTCTTTGGTATTAAAATCGTAAGAACGATTTAACCTCTCAGACATATTTCTACCAGCTTTGTATTCTGGAAATATTTTTTTGCGGCGGTTAGACCCACCCTTACCATCAAATACTATGACAGTTCGAGTAGGTCTAATTGTTCGTATAGCATAACCGATTGACCTTAGAAAACCAACTATTCCCCCAACGTGAGCGCCGTCATCGTTGAGAGTTGGTATAGCACTGAAACATCTTATAAAAGTGTTTAGACCATCTATAATCAATACCTTATCATTGGGTTCACCTGATTCTAAATTACCGCCTTTATTTTTTATTTCCTCAAGTATCGAAAGATACCGACCTTTACTCACCAATCACCTCATCAGTAATTTCTACATCATCGATACCGATTTCAGCTTTGTTATATTTGAGAATTATCTTATCACAGATTAGATTGTAACAATATTCTTTGAACTCTTTGTCTTCCAACTTTTCAGACCAATCCTTAGATTGAAACTTTATTTCTTTTCCATTTTGGTCTTTCATAGTGTACCAAGCACCACCTACTTTAGCGATGTTATGCTCTTTAAGAACTTGTAACCAACTACCTTCATCATCAATACCACTTTCAAAGTAAAGAGGGAACTCTGCTTTTCTCAATGGAGGACCCAAACGATTCTTAATTACCTGTGCCAGAATAGTCATACCAATAGTATTCTTCTTACTATCTTTTATCTGACCTTTGTTCTTTAGTCTGATACGAGTTGATGCATGAAAAGGAAGTGCTTTACCACCTGATGTTGTCCAAGGGTCTCCGAACATCACACCTAACTTCTGTCTTAACTGATTTGTGAATACCAAAGCAATTCTTTGTCTACCAATCATCTGAGTAATCTTTCTCATAGCTTTACTAATCACAATAGCCTTTGAAGTAGCCCAACCATCTTTGTCGTAGTCTGCATTTAACTCAACCTTTGTTGTAGCAGCAGCTAACGAATCAACTAAGATAGTCACTAACCTATCTTTGTCTGATTCTCTTACTTTGGTTACAATCTCTTCTATGGCTTCGAATATATCTTCTACTGTTTCTAAGTGTAAGTATAACATCTTATTTATATCTACACCTATAACACCTAAGAAATCTTC